GTTATACGAAGACAATGAACTCAGTGCTGATAGACTCTATGAAAGCCTTCAGCTTCTATACCTTCTCAGATCTTCTGATGACAAGTATAGGATACCTGATGAAGTTTGACAGTAACCTAGAAAAGAAACTCTATGCACAGATGAAGAGTTGTACTTATCATCCTGCACAGAAGATTAGCTACATCATACCTAAGATGTACGAGCCTGACTTTTGTTACAACAGTAACGGATGGATGACGTACATAGAGGTAAAAGGCAGATTCAGAACTAGAGAGGAGGCGCGTAAATACGTAGAGGTACGTAAGGCGCTAGGTAAATATGAAGATCTTGTGTTTGTATTTCAGAATCCTAATACACCGATGCCGGGTTCAAGACGACGAAAGGACGGTAGTCGTTATCGTATGAGAGACTGGGCAGAAAAGAATGGATTCGATTGGTATACACCAAGTACTCTACCTAAGGAGTGGCTATGACTAGGCACTTAGTAATACCTGATACACAAGTAAAACCTGACAGTAACTTTGACCATCTGTACTGGGCAGGGCGCTACGCCGCAGCAACTAAACCTGACGTTATCATTCATCTGGGGGATCACTGGGACATGCCAAGTCTCAGTAGCTATGACGTTGGGAAGAAGTCGTTCGAGGGTAGACGCTATGTCAATGACATTGAAGCTGGTAACGAAGCAATGGCTAGGTTCCTAGAACCGATCGAGGCAGAACGTAAACGCCTACGTAAAGGTAAGCGTAGACTGTGGAAGCCTCGCATGGTGTTTCTTCTAGGCAACCACGAGTACAGAATAGAACGGGCTATCGAATCAGACTCCAAGTTAGATGGACTGATGTCATACAACGACTTCTATCTGGATAGCTGGGAGGTTGTGCCGTTCTTACAACCCATCATCATCGACGGTATAGCGTACTGCCATTACTTTACCAGCGGTGTGATGGGTCGTCCTGTTACTACTGCAAAGCTCATGTTGCAGAAAAAGTTTATGTCGTGTATCATGGGACATGTTCAGGATAGGGATATAGCTTATGCAAGAAAAGCAGATGGAAGTAGTATTACTGGTTTGTTCGCTGGCATTTTTTATACTCATTCTGAAGATTATCTAAACCCCCAGACTAACGGTAGCTGGTCAGGTATCTGGATGTTGAATGAAGTAGACAACGGATCCTTTGACGAACTACCCATCAGCATAAACTACCTCAGGAGAAAGTATGGATGACGTTCGACGAGTTGTTAGAACACGTTGCCGAACACTACGATGAGGTAACAATCATGGAAGCACTAGAGATAACAGCAGAGGATCTGGTAGAGCGGTTTGCAGATCGTGTGCTAGAGAAAGTCTACAAGTTTAAGGAGATGGAATGAGTATTGACGACGCAACTCCAGCAGAGTGGGACGGTATTTCTATATTAAAGAAGCCAAAGGCAGACCCTGTAGAAAAACCAGACCACTACAACAAAGGTGCTATTGAAGCTATCGAGGCTATCAAAGCATCTATGCCAGCCAACGAGTTTAATGGCTACTTGAAAGGCAACGCATTGAAGTACCTATGGCGGTACGATTATAAAGGTAAACCAGTAGAAGATTTACGTAAGTGTCGCTGGTACATTGACAGATTGATTAAGGAACTAATTTAATGGATGCATATCAACAGTACATACACAAGTCCCGCTATGCACGTTACCTACCAGACGAGCAGCGACGGGAGACGTGGGAAGAAACAATCGACAGGTACCTAAACTTCTGGGTTGAAAAAGGCAGACTAACACTAGAAGAAGCTAATGGTATGTTTAAAGACATTCACGATCTAGATGTTATGCCCAGCATGAGAGCGTTAATGACTGCTGGTGAAGCACTAGACCGTGACAACGTAGCTGGCTTTAACTGTAGCTACATGCCTATCGACCATCCTAAAGCCTTTGACGAAATGATGTACGTACTTATGTGTGGTACAGGCGTAGGCTTTAGCGTAGAGCGACAGTACATTACAAAATTACCGGAGGTAGCAGAGGAATTTCATGCCACAGATACAGTTATACACGTCGCCGACTCTAAGATTGGATGGGCTAAAGCATATCGAGAACTTATCAGCCTGTTGTATTCGGGTCAACTTCCAAAGTGGGACGTATCTGGAGTACGACCTGCAGGGGCAGCCCTTAAGACTTTTGGAGGTAGAGCGTCTGGCCCAGAACCTCTTATTGACCTCTTTAAGTTTACCACCGAAGTCTTTCGGGAAGCTGCTGGACGTAAGCTATCTTCCATCGAGTGCCATGATCTCTGCTGTAAGATTGCACAGATCGTTGTCGTCGGCGGAGTTCGTAGGTCCGCTCTCATCAGTCTGTCTAATCTTACCGACGATAGACTTAGACGATGCAAGTCAGGACAGTGGTGGCAGGACAATCCACAACGAGGACTAGCCAATAACAGTGCATGTTACACAGAGAAGCCAGATTTTGAGGCGTTTTTAAATGAGTGGAAAAGTTTATACGAGTCCCGATCAGGAGAGCGAGGTATGTTCTCTAGAGTCGCAAGTCAAAAGCAAGCTGCAAAGAACGAGCGACGAGATGCTACCTATGATTTTGGAACTAATCCATGTAGCGAGATCATCCTACGACCTTACCAATTCTGCAATCTATCAGAAGTTGTTGTCAGGGCATCCGATACGTTGTCAGACCTCAAACGAAAAGTTCGTGTTGCGACTATCCTTGGAACTCTACAGGCTACCTTGACTGACTTCCGTTACCTACGTAAGGTATGGAAGAACAACACAGAGGAAGAAGCATTACTAGGAGTATCACTTACTGGTATCATGGATCATCCGACACTGTCGGGAAGGAAGGACAAAGGTGTACTCAAGACATGGCTTACTGAGCTACGTGAAGAAGCTATCGCTACGAATAAATCATGGGCTGACCGACTGGCTATTAATACTAGTTGCGCTATCACCGCCGTTAAGCCTTCTGGTACTGTTAGTCAACTGGTGGATTCTGCTAGCGGTATCCATCCACGATACGCACACCAGTACATTAGACGAGTACGAGCAGATGCAAGAGACCCATTGTGTGCAGTCCTTGAGGCCGCTGGAATCCCCGTAGAGGACGATGTAATGTCACCCAGTACTAAGGTATTCAGCTTCCCTATAAAGTCTCCTGACGGGGCTGTGGTGGCCTCTGAGATGGGTGCTATGGAGCAACTTGAACTGTGGGAGATATACCAAGACTATTGGTGTGAACACAAACCATCAATGACGTGTTACTATCGTGATGATGAGTTCCTTGAGGTAGGTCAGTGGTTGTATAACAAGTTCGACAAGATAAGTGGAGTTAGTTTCCTTCCTTATTCCGAACACACGTACCAACAGGCTCCTTATGAACCCATCGACGTAGAGACCTATGAGAAGCTAAAGGAGGAATTCCCAGAGACGATTGATTGGAACATCTCTGAGAACTCTGACATGACGGAAGGGTCTCAGCAGTTAGCCTGCACGGGTAATAACTGTGAGTTGTAACTTAATAGGGGCTTCGGCCCCTTTTTTAATAGACAGTATTCATAAACTCCTGAGAGTCTTGTAATCCTTTTTGCCTAATCTTTTCGTTAAACTTCCTAGCCTGCATACTCTTTATCCAGTTAGGACCAAAACGTTTAGTACCTTCCTGAATAAACTTAACAAGTAGTTGTTTGTTTCTACCCGGATGCACAGAACGAGAAGCATAGTCTTCTATTAATACTTTTTGTCTTGATGCACCAAACTCATTACCAGCTAGTTTATACTCACCTGATGCAACCAACGCACCAAGCATTGCATTTTGATAAGGAGCAGCAAGCTCTCTAAGTAACGACAACTCCTTACCATCTAGCTTCACGCCAACAAACTCACTATCAATAACAGGAATGTTAGCTTCTTTTCTGTATATCTCTTTCTGCACTTGAGATTGATTAGTAGGAACAAAGTTCATCTTTGTAATAATCTCAAAGAGATTTTGATTCATGTCTACACCTTCAAACTGAGGAGTAGCTTCAGGTAACGTCTCTCTTAATCCTGGCACACGCTGTATTATTTTCTCGTAGGCTGTTTTAGCTATGCGTTCTTCTTCGTCTAGAATACGTGCTAAGTCAGAAACACCAGTAGGAATAAATCCTTTGCCTATGTCAACACCAGAAGCAATAGCCCCTTCAACTAAACTTTTGTTGGAGTATCTAAAGTTATCTAAGAATCGTATACCAGACTCAAGCACTGTTTTATTTAACGACGCATTAAGAAGACCAATCATCATCTCATCAATCATGTCTATTGCTGGAGTTTCTTCAGGATCTTCAAAGTCTCTCTCTCTAAACACAGCTTCTGCTACGTCTACATAAAGACCGAGAAAACCTCCTATAGGTTCTATGCGATCAAAAGGAACATAGACATCACCAACAAGAACAGACCTTTCAGGAATACCTGCCTGTTGCCATCTGCGTCTTTCTTCTAGATCTTTGGGAGTACCTGTTATAAAAGGAAGACCTTCCTCACTTTGCGTAGCAAACAAAGTACCAATGCCCATCATAAACGCTGAGCCAATAGCCACTCTTGTTAAATAATCTTCTTGGTAACCAGCCTCAGTAACTATCTTACCGTCCCTCATTTTCTTTCTAAGGATTTTAGGTCTAAAGAAAGGTATCAATGCAAGAGGAGTATAAGACATACCATCCATTGCAATGTTATACGGAGTCTTAGTAAAAGGGAACGCTTGACTAACTACAGCACCTACTACATTCTCTCCTAAAGAATACTCCTTACCCATCTTACCTTTAGCCCTGCCTAATACATTAACTAGTCCTGTTACAGGAGATAATGTTTTGGTAGGTATTCTTCTTTGGAATGTAAGGTTTAAAGCAAACTCTCGAATATCTTCGTAAGGAATATCTTCATCGGCAAACAAAGGTTTAAAGAATTCATTAGTCTTTTTTTCTAATGCAGCAGTAGCACCACGAACAGCTTTAAAGTTAGAAGTGGCTTCTATTTCTTTTGCTAAGTCCATCTCTCCTTGATATCGTGCGTTATGTGCATTCATAACATCAGAAAAATACTCAGCGTGTAACTCATCAACTGACCTTCCTGTTGCCTGAGCTTGCTTAAGTGCTTGTTTACGTGCCATCTCAGAAACACGTAAAGTCCTAAAAAATACTTTAGCTGCTTCGTCAATAGCAACAGCGCCTCGTTGAGGAATAGTAATCCATCTTAGTTTATCAGGCACCCGCTGGTTTGCCATGAATTCTATGTCAGAAAAAAATCTAACAGCTTCTTGATCTGTAAGATTGATAGAATCAACAAACGCTTTTATGTCTGCTTCAGTGATGCTATCGTCTGTTGCAGCCCACGATCTAACATAAGCTTCTTTAGCTTTTTCTTTTAGTTTTTCTTCTGTCAAGCCAGCACGTGCAGCTACAATTCTAATATCTGTTTCTACGTCTGAAGCAATACCTGTCTTCATAGCAGACTTAAAATACCTAAGCATGTTAGTAGTTAGTTGTGCATCTTTTCCTAATATAGCAGAATAAGCAGCATAAGTATTTACTGCTCCGTTACGTATCATAGAGTTAGGAACGTATAAAAGACCTTGAGCCATTGCTGACCCTATGTTAGCCATGAACATACCTGTTGATGCAAGCAACGCATTATTATGAAGAGCAGAAATAACAGTAGCAATATTAAAGTTCTTAGACCCACCGTCGTTAAGAAGCTGACGTATAACTTCTGGACGTATAGAATCAAACTCTTCAGGCATAGAGTCAACGGCAGCAAGGAGCCTGTTAATACTTTCTTCACATTCTTTTGATATAACTTTTCTAGCCACACTTAACTCCAAACAGGTTGGTGATTAGTTGATTGCGATTAACACGGCGTGTATTCTCTGCTACAAAACGCTTAGTCTTTTTAGCCTGCGTTAATACATGAGAAGCAGCACGACCGTTAGTTCTTTGCATTTCTGCAATGTAGTTATTGAAGTATAAATCTTCTACTAACTTAACCATCTCAGCACTGTCAGCTTGGCCGTCTTTCTTGAGCTTACGCATTTGCTTCAGAGTCTGATCTACTCTGTTGTTAGCTTCAATAAACAGAGGACGTAGTGCTTCCATTTCTTCTGCTGTAAAGATCCTGTCTTGATCCATAACAAAGTCTACGAGTGTATCATAGTCTCTACCTATTGGACCTGCCTTTAACCTAGCAGCTGCTTGCTCTACGTTGTCATACGTAAACTTACGCTCAGAAATAGTAGTAAGATTCTGAATAGCCCAGTCAACGTCCTCGTCTTTAAAACCCATTTGCTTAGCTTGCTGACGTTGCTTCTGTTCTGTTGATGCAGCAAGAAGCGTAGCACGACGACCTATTTCTTCTTGGGTCATTTCTTCCTGTCTGCCTATGTCTCTACCTACAGGCATATCTGCTCTATCTCTAGCAGTAGATGGTGGCATCTCACCAGCACGACGCGCTGCTGCTTCGTTAATACCTGCTGATACTTCTTGTGCATACTGTACTGCAGGACGTACACCAGCAGACGATGCACTAGGTGGAGCATCTAATCCTAATCGTGGAGCAGCATCATCAGAGTTAAGGATATAATTTAACTTGTTCGCTGC